GCGCATTTCGGCGCTCAACACCATGGACGCCGCGAGCCGTTCGACGTTCACGGAGCCGTCGGGCAACACGAGATCGGCGAGATCGCTTTCCGAGTATTGCAGCGCTTGCCGGGCGACGGCGACGGTTTGCGAGCCGTCGGTAAGCGCCGTGTTGCTCACGGAGCTTCCTTCGGAAACCGCCGCCATTTCGTCGTAGCCGTCAAGGCCCGCGAAGCCCTGCTTCCGGGTGCTCGAACCCGTGCCGCGCACGTCGCCCACGTCGATCAGGTAGGCGCCGTTACGGAACGACGCGCGATCGGCGAGAAGAAGCCCGACTTCTTGTGCGAGGATTTCGGAAACGGTCAGATCGCCGAGCCCGGATACGAGAACTTCGTTTGCCATGGTAGAGACTCCCGAGAAGGTGACTTCGCGCGGGCCCTACTACCGTATCGCCGTAGACGCGCGGGCTTCGTAGAGAGCAGTTTAGCGCGGCGCGCTCGTCGCGAGCAAGCGGCGGGGCGCGCTAAACCTGCTTCTAAGGCACTTCGTAGAACAAAGATCGAGATAGTGCGCTAAACCTCTTGCGGGTGTAACGCGCATGAAGTAAGGTAGTTGCACCTTCAAGGAGCTTCCGTCATGGCGCACGAGTTCGAAACCGACCGTTACTCGATCGTCGTGAGCGTGCGTCGCGTGCAACATTGCGCCCACGGGTGCGCCCACATGACGCCGACGGGTTGCGCCGTCGTAGACGCCAAGTGCGCGGCGTGGCGCCGCAACTACAAGCTACCCGGCGAAATGCCCGACGCCGACGCGCCCGGGTGCCCGACGTTCAAGGCGAAGGCGTGAGCCCCGTCAAGCCGAAGCCGCCCACGATCGCGGGCGGCGGGCCCCTGCCGCTCTTCCCCGCCATGGTGGGGAAGACGTGGTATCAAGGCGGCGGCTCGATCATCGTCTTCGTGCCCGGTGACGAGCGCGAGCGGTTCGAAGCGCTCGCCGCGCTCGCCGGGTACGTCGTCGAAGACGCGACGTGGTATACCGTGAGCACGATCCCGCGCGCTACCGTGAAGCTCACGCTCGCGAAGGCTTCGCCGGGCGGGGCTTGAACACTTCGGCGAGTTCGAGATCGACGCCGAGCGCGGCGGTAACGTGCCCGTTGGCAAGCGTGATCGTGAACATGCCGGTAACGTCGTCGAAGCCTTCGACGCGCCCGCGCTGCCCGCCGTGGCGCACCCGGGCGCCGCGCTCGAAGTCGCGCTTCACTCGATCCGCCCTTCGCGCCGCGCCGACATGATCGCTTCACGATTCGCCTTGTACTCGTCGGTTGACATCGAACCGATCTCTTCCCGGGTGAACGCGGGGCGCCCGTTGCCGCCGCTCGCGCCGCGCGTGCCCGCGTTCGGGTTGAAGGCGGGCTTCTTCTCGGGCTCGCGCTTGACGCCCGCTCCCGCGCCGTTCCCGGCGCCGCCCTGCCCCTTGTCGTCGGCGCCCTTGGCGGGCTCCTTGCCCTTGTTCGCGGCGTACTCGGAGCGCGGCGCGGGCTCGTCGCCGCCCTTGTTCGACGGCTCGGCGGCGTCGGGGATCATGGCTTGAAACCAACGCTTCTCGCGCTGCCCTTCGAGCCAATCGCCGAAGTCGGGCGCCTTGTCGCCCTGCCCGTTCGTCGTCATGTTGTAGCGCTCGCGAATGAAGGCGCGATCGTCGGCATCGGTCACGCCGAGATCGCGAAGCTGCAAATCCTTCTCGGCGTTGTTCGCGCGCCCGATCGCGTCGTCGCGCTCCTTCGCCACCTTCGCCACGTCGGGCGCCTTCCTCTCGAACTCGGCGATCTTGGCGTCGCGCTCCGCGATCTCGCTCTTCGCCTTGGCGAGCGCTTGGCGTACCTTCTTGTGCTCGGCGTAGGGAACGGGCTTGTTCGACTCGCCTTCGCCGTCGTCGCCCTTCCCGCCGCCCGCCCCGGCGCCGTCGTCGGCGAAGAGCCCGAAGCGCCGTTCATGGCGGGTGAAGAACGAGTTCGTTTCGTGGAACGCATCGAATGCGCTAAGCGCGAGAAGGTGGAACATGCGTGGGTATCCTACGTAGTCGGGTTGTTGGGATCGTCGTCGGGCACGTTGCCCGAGCCGTCGTCGGGTGTATCCGGGTTGTTGGGGTCTTGCGAGCCCGTGCCGTCGCCGGGGTTGGCGCCGTCGCCCGCGCCCTTGCTCGGGATCGGCGACGCCTTCTTGAAGGGCGCCAAGGCTACGTCAAGCTCGGCTTCTTCCCGGGCGACTTGAACGAGCCGTTCCTTCGCCTGCTCGCGCGTCAAGCCGGGTTCGAGCGCAAGCACAACGTCAACGCGGCTCGCCACGCCCGCCGCGCGCTTGGCTTCGACTTGATCGATCAACGCCTTCACTTCTTCGAGCGAGAGCGGTACGCCCTTGTAGACGATCGAGTACGCTTCGGGCTCTTCCGGGTACTGCTCGGCGTCGTCGCCGTAGGCGTTCAAGAGCCGCGCCGCCGTGGCGAGTAGCAGTTGATCGCCCATTCGAAGGTTAGGTTGCACCTTCGCTTGCTTGCGGCGCAAGCCTTGGCGACTCACGGAGATCGAGTAGCCGCTTTGCGCGTCGCCGCTGGCGACGAGATCGGAAGGCGCGAGCCCCGCCCATATCGCCAAGTCGCGCTCGCATTGCGAAAGGAAGTTGCCCGCTTCCTTCACGTCGATCGCGGGCTCGAACTGAGAGAGCGTGCCGTTCTTCCCGTTCACGCCTTGGAACATGACGATCGACGTAGGCGAAACCGTGATCTCGGCGCGGCGCGTTTCGCCTTCGCCCTTGATCTCGGCGCCTTGTAGTTCCACGTCGATTCCGAACCGTTGGGGCCACGACGCTTCGTTGAAGCCATGGTGCGCGCCCGTCCATCCCACGGCGATCCGAAGCGTGCCTTCGATCAACTCACGCCCCTTCTCCCAATCCCACAAGCCGCCGTGCGTTTCGGCGTGGTAGAGAATGTAGGGCAGGATGCCCCGCCCCGACGAGTCGAGATAGGGCACGTCACCCGGCTTCATGTCGGGGAAGTAGACGCCCGTGCGATCGATCTTGCGATCCGCCGAGAGTACGCGGAACTCGGGCGCGTCGGGGTTCGTCCAATCCCATACTTCCCACGTCCATTCTTCCGTATTCTTGATCCCGGTCTTCTCGTCGGCGCGTTGTACGTCAAGCGGGATCGTGCGAATGCGAAGCTCTTCGAGCTTGTTCAAGACGTGCGGCGACTTCGACTCGCCCGAGCAGTACGCTACTTCGTCGGGCGTGACGAGCCGCGCCGTCACCTTGCCGTCTTCGATGTCGAGCCGAATCAAGCTCTCGCGGAGCGCGTTCACGTAGAGTTCGTGCCGTTGGAGCAAGCCGAGCACGTAGGGCCCGAGCATGCCCGACACGTCGCGAGCTTCCGCCATGATCGCGGGCGGCTCGTCGTAGCTCACGGAGATTTGCGCGTTGATCGAGAGCGCCGGGTTCCGCGACATGTCGAGTTCGCCCATTGCTTCCGCTCGGGCCTTCGAGAACACGCGCGAGAGCGCCCGGTAACCGTCTTCGCGCCAACCGCCGGTCGCGAGCCGCTTACGAAGCGCCGTGTGCTTCCAACGGGTAGCGTCTTCGCCTTTCGGCACCGGGCGAGAAGGGGCGGGCATGGCTTAGCGGAATATCACGGCTTCGTCGGCGCCGTCAAGACGGGTGTTTAGGAAGTCAACGGCTATGTACCTTAGCGCGTCGGCGGCGTGCTTCAAGTCGTCGTTTAGTCCAGTCCAATGCCGAAGCGTCTTCAAGAGCGCGGTACACGACGCATGCACGAAGATTCGATCTTCCGCGAAGCCGAAGTTGATCTTCTTGCACCCGGCGACGATCGAGCCCTTCGACTTGTCGGGCGACATGACGCGAAAGGGCGGGTTGTTGCGGAGCGGGCGATCGGGGTTGACGAGCGCGGCGAAGGCCCGTTCAAGAAGCGCGTTGATCGAGTACCCGTCGCCGAGCTTACCCGCCGAGTTCACGTCGCCCCGCATGTAGCGCACTTCCCACAAATCCCAACCGTACGCTTCGAGCAGCGCCCGCGCGCCCTTGGCGTCGTCTTCGGGCTTCGTGTTCCCCGGGCTCACGTACTCGCCGAGAACGTACAACTCGAAGCCGTCGGCTACCGCCACGACGCCGAGCAGGTAGATCACTTGCGCCCTGATCTTCTCGCCGTGATCGCCACCGAAGAACAAGAGATAGTCGAAGTCGGGCGGCGTGTCGAAGACGTGCTTCTTGTCGTTGAACGCGCCGAAGACACGCCCCGTCGTGACGCCATCCCACGCGCCGTTTACGCGCTGCTCGTACTCGGCGGGCAGGTACGCCGCGCAAATCCCATCGATCAATGCCTGAGAGTAGAAGGGGCAGTCTTGCACGGTCAAGCGGATCAAGTGATCCGTGATCTTCTTGTCGTCAACCTGCTTCTTCAACCATTCGACGGGGCGCCCGACGGGCGTGTACGTGAGCCACAAGAAGCCTTCGCGCGTCGTGAGCCGCGCCACAAGCTCGGAATAGTGCGACTCCTTCGGCGGCTCGTCGCACCACACGAAGTCGAGCGTATCGCCCGAGTGCGCGAGCGTGCCTTGCCAAGCCGTGTAAACCTCGCACGTCGAACCGTTGCGAAGGATCAACGTGTTCTTCTTGAAGCCACCTACGCGGATCATTTCCGGTAGTTGGCTCTCGTCGCATGCGGGTAGGCACACGGGGTTGATCTCTTCAAGCGGCACCATGTCGAAGAGTGCGCGTTGAACCACGCGACTTTGCTTGAACGAGTACGTTACGACGCGACCGTGTACGGGCGGCTTCCGAACGGGGTAGTTCGGGTGAACGCCGAGCATGCGGTAAGCGGCTTCGCGGGCGCCCGCCTTCGTCTTCCCGGCTTGGTTGCACCCGCGAAGCGAGCGCCAACGCGAGGTATCCGCGTGGAACGCTACTTGCTTCGGCGAGTTCTCGGGCGGGAAGTTCCGGTGGATGCGCCGAAGCGCGGCTTCGCGCCGAGCTTGCCGAAGGGCGTACTCGCGGAGCACGATGCCTTCACCGAACTTCCCGAGCAGTTCCGCGCTCACGCCGACACGCGAAGCCGGGCCCGGCGTTCGAGCGCCAAGCGCGCGGCTTCTTCGATCTGCTCGTCGGAAAGCGCGCTAATGTCGTCGATCTCGATCGTCGTGCCCGTGTCGTTGTTGTGAACGTCGATCTTCACGCCACGCGCGAAGCCGCCGCGATCGAGCAGTTCGACGGCGCACTTGATCCGCTCCTTCGTGCTCGCCATGTTGTCGTTTAGCGTAGCGCGAAGGAAGCGCACGGCTTCGAACGTGCCCGCGTCAAGCTCCCGGGCGGCGGCGTTGCGTCGCTGCTCGAAGGTGGCGCGGATCGCCGCTACTACTTCCGGGCGCTTGGCGGCGGCGGCTATGGAAGCGCGCGGAAGCGCAAGCTCTCGCGAGAGTTCGACGATCGTACGCCCGGCGATCAAGCCTTCCGCTACACGCTCGTAGCGAAGCACCATGTTCGCCGGGGCTTCTCGTTCGCCCGAATGTGTCTTATGTCGCGCCCATAGCCCCATGGGCCCGACGATAACCGCGAAAGCCCTTCACTTCAACGCGGAGATCAACCGGGCGGCGTCAAGCGCCGAGAGATTGTCGAAGGGTGCGAAGTAGTAGCCCGAGCCGAGCAGTTCGATCATGGGCCCTTCCGCCACGCGCTCGAAGGGAAGGCGCCGAAGCACGCTTTCGTACTGCTCGGCGTCGTAGGGCTCGTCAACGAACGCGGGCGCCCCGGGCTCGGCGAGCGTACGGCGGGCTTCCGCTTCGAGATCGGCGACGAGACGCGGGAACGTCGGGCGTAGGCTCGGGAAGAGCGCGGGCGCGGCGGGGCGGCTCACGCCGCCGCCTTCGCACGCCAACGGCGCGCGGGCTCGTACTCGTCGAACCCGGCTACGAGATCGACGGCGCACACGGCGCGGATCGCGAGCTTCGCCACCTTCGCGGGCGCCGCGAAGTGAATCCCCGGGCCCGAGTTGAAGACTTCGCCCGTGCGGAAGCACACGCTTACGTCAGTGTCGAGCGCCCCGCCGGGGTTGCCGAACGGGCGGCGCCGGGTGACGAGCAACGACCATACGCCGCCGTGCTCCGAGCGCACGTTGACGAACGCGGTAAGCCCTTCGGCTTCGGCGTGGATCGCCTTCACGGTGTAGTCTTTCGCGTTGATCGAGATTTCGCCGAGCGTGCGCCTAACGACGCGGGCGGCGCTTCCGAAGTTCTTAGTGCGGGGCATGTTGAAGACTCCTTGTTGCGGGTTGCTCAACTACCTTACTTCGAGACTTCACCGGGCGCAAGCACTTTCGCACTAAGTTTAGTATGATTGTCAATACGCGGCGTTGAACGGGCATTCTCTTAGCTTACCTTCGAGCCGAAGCGCCACCATGCCAAGCCCCGCCGCGTCGATCGCGTTGTGCGTGAGCGCCCCGGCGTCAACGACTCGATCGCCCCACGCCCGCGCGTTGATCCACGCTTGAATACGCGCGAGCATGACGGGTTTAGGTACTTGCCCCTTCCAATCTCGCGCGACGAGCCCCGCCACACGGGCGTAGGGGAAGGTGGCGACGACGCACCCGAGCACGCCTTGAAGTTCGAGCAGATCGTTCGCGTCTTTCGAGCCGCCCGCGCGCCCGGTATAAACCTTCATTGTCTCTACGATAAGTCGATCCGGGCGCGTCTTGGCGTCGTCGTTCAACCACGCGATCGAGTTCGCCACGTCTCGCCACACGCGCGGGCCCCGTAGCAGATTGCCCGCCCCGTCTCTACCGAATCCGCCGGGGCGCTTACGGCTCGGGCCCGGCGAGTACCACGCTTGAACAAGCTCGGCGTCTTCGAAGAGCGCCGCGCCGAGCCCGCTTAGCCCGGGATCGATTGCTAAAGTACGCATGCAACCTCGCTAACTCGCCAAGGCGCGCACGTCAAGGCCCGCTAATACGTTGGCGGATCCGCTAATGCGTTGGCGCCGCACTAAGTTATTATGTCAAGTAGTGTGATAACGTAGGTTATACCTACCTTGACGCCCAATTACGCTACGCCGAAACTAATTGCCGGCGTTATACCTCGTCAGGACACTACGGACGCTAAGAGCCATCGTTTCCCAAACCGCTATAGGGCCGATTTCCGTTTCTTAGTTCTTAGTTCTTAGTACGTAGTTTATAGCGTACTATGATCCGACGATCGCTGTATATGTAACTCTTTGATCGAGTGTCCGTAGCGTCCGTAGTGTCCTGACGAGCTACAACGCCGATTATTCTATGACGCTACGGACACTAAGGCGCGTACTAACGTAGTTTGGGTCGCGTACGTTTCTAATGTCAATAGTTGTCATATTGTTTGACTTCTCTT